GAGCGGGAATGACTCAAGCTGGAGTCATGGCTTACAGAAGAAAAAATCCTGGAAGCAAATTAAAAACAGCAGTCACTGAAGATAAACCAGGACCAAAAAGAGCAGCAAGAAGAAAATCATTTTGTGCTAGAAGTGCTGGACAAATGAAGATGTTTCCAAAAGCAGCAAAAGACCCTAATTCTAGACTAAGACAAGCTAGAAGAAGATGGAAGTGCTAGAAAAAATTTACTGGTCTATTTTAGAAATAGTCTTGTATGTTATAATGGCAGTATTGTTTTTAACAACAATCTTAATAATAGGAGCGAAAACAATGTTTGATAAATACTTTATGAAATTTTTAGAGGCAATTGATAATTTTTTTAATAAAATTTGGAAGTGGTTTAAGCGAAAAAAGTAATGAACGGAAATACTTGTAAACATTGTGACCATGATTGTCACTGTGAAGCCGACAAGATAAAAGCAGAACACTATTCTCCATTAATGGAGTTATGTGGTTGTGAAAAATGTGAGCATGAAATTTTAAGTGACGAAGGAGAGTGCTTATCATGCCAATAAGGGAGGGTAATAGGATGAACTATTATTTTACGGGTTGGTTAATTATTGGAATGTTGTGGTTGGCTTATTGTGGTGGCCCTCAATGAAAAAACCATTAACGATATCGGAAGAGGCATCCGTGCAGATGCCAATGAAGACGGTTGCCAGTTTGATCGCGCTTGTCGCAATAGGAACGTGGGCCTATTTTGGTTTAATTGAAACACAGAATCAACATCATACTAGACTGCAATTAATGGAATCTGATGTTCAAGATAACACAGAGTTTAGAATTAAATGGCCAAGAGGTTTGATGGGTTCGTTGCCCGCTGATTCTGAGCAGTTCATGCTTATCGAAGATTTGTATAAACAAGTAGAAAAAATGCAACAAACACAAGAAATGAACATGACAAACAAAGTTAATATAGAATTTTTAATGAAACAATTAGATAAGGCTCAAAAAGATATAGAAAAATTAAAAGACAAACAACGGGAGTTTGCTAATGGAAACGGTAATTACTAGTGTAGTTGCTCTCTGTATGTTTATAGCAGGTGAGCTAAAAGAACATAGAATACAACAATCAATGAGTGATTGTTTGAAAGGGAAAAGACTTGCAGAACGTGATATAAATGTTAATGTTCAGTATATGTGCGGGAAGGTAGAAGCAGAACTTGAATCAAACATTGATGGATCAAAGTCTATTAAAAAAATTACTACAGCGAAATGAACCTTTCCCGAAATTTCACTCTTCAAGAGCTAATTAAATCGGATACTGCTGTACGATTAGGGGTGGATAACAATCCTAATGCCAATCAAATTGAAAAATTAAAATTACTGTGTGAAAATATTCTTCAACCCGTACGGGATCACTTTGGGCCTGTGACCGTGACCAGTGGATTTCGTACCCCAGACCTATGTCTTAAAATAGGTAGCTCAATTACTAGCCAACATTGTAAAGCTGAGGCTTGTGATTTTGAATGCCCAGGAAAAGATAATGCTGAAGTTGCCGATTGGATTTATAAGAACCTTGATTTTGATCAAATGATTTTAGAATTTTATGTTCCAGGAGAACCTAACAGTGGATGGGTACATTGCAGCTATGTTAGTGAAAAAGGTAGAAAACAATTCTTGAGAGCTTTTAAAGAAGATGGTAGAACTAAATACAAACCAATTATAGGAAAAGCAGTAGATTTAGTATGAGTGTAGTGAAAAAAAATATTGTTATTCCTTTTTCAGAATGGTTTTTACACTTCGAAGATTTACAATTAAATAATGATCTAATTGTAAATGAACTTAAAAATTTAACATATGATTCTTGTGAGAATAATTTAAATATTCAAAATATTATTAAATCTTATATGTCAAAAAATACAAATATTTTTTCAACACTAACAAATGGAAATTTAATTAAACAAAAATTTAAAGATATAATTAAAGAGGGAATTAAAGATGTTGGAATAAATCAAGATTTTGATATTCAATCAAATTGGTCTACCTTAGTTAAAAATAAAGGTTTTTCAGAAATTCACTACCATGCCAATTATTGGTTAAGCGCTGTATACTATCCATCAGGAACTTTAGAAGATAATATTAAAATAGAGTTTTTCAGACCACAAATTTTACCATGGGATGTAAATAATAAAGATACTGATAGTTTCTTTTTAAATAATTTTTGTAGGGTAAATATAAAAAAAGGTGATTTAATAGTTTTTCCCAGTTATTTAAGACATAGAGTATTTTATTATTTTGGAGACTTAGATAGGTATTCAATTGCAATGAATATTCATCCTATTGGAAAAATTGGTAGAAATGATAGTATAATTACGTTTTAAACTTAAATTATTTAAAAAAGGACTTAATTAATTATGGCAATATCTAGAGGTCAAATGACAAAACAAATCGATGGTCAATTAAGAGGGGCTAGAAAAAAGAAAGCTCCAAAAGGTTATCATTACATGCCTAACGGTAGATTAATGAAAGACAGTGCCCACAAGAAAAAGAAATCAAATAGCTAAAAACCTAAGGTCTTCAAAGTTTAGGCAAAAAGTGGTACAATCCAAGAAGCTATACAACCGTCAAAAGGAGAAGTTACAATGCCGTTGAACAAGCGTGGTAAGAAAATAATGAAATCCATGAAAGAGCAATATGGCTCTAAAAAAGGAGAGAACGTATTCTATGCTTCTCTTAACAAAGGTAAGATAAAAGGTGTTGAAAAAAGATTATTAGGCGGTCTCTTAGTAAAAGGTATGAGAGAATTAGTTAAATCAAAACCCTACCAAGCTGCAAGAAAAACAACAATGGAGAAGACTGCAGAAGCTTATAAAAAAAGTATAGCGGACAGAAATAAACCAAGAGCTATTAAAGAAGCTGAGAAAGATACAAAGTTTATGAGAGGTCTACAAAAATTAGATTCCTCTAGAGTCAAAGGAGAAAAGCTGATGGACATGTCACAATTTCTAATAAAAGAAGCAAGATCATCTGGAAGAAGAGATATGACAAAAGTAGGAAGAGGTTTAAGACGTGCCTCATATGCTTATTTAAAAAATATTAATAGCAAAGCAAAAGCAATGATTCAAAGAAAACATTCTAAAAGAGGATTAAATTAATGGCAACATCAGGAACTACATCTTTTAATTTAAACATTGATGACGTAATTACAGAAGGCTATGAAAGATGTGGCCTTGTAAGTAATTCTGGATATGATATGCGTTCAGCTAGACGTAGTCTAGATTTATTGTTTGCTGAATGGGGTAATAGAGGTATTCATTTATGGAAAACAGAATTGAATGAAATAGCTTTAGTTTCTGGTCAGGCAAATTACACTGTAGACTCTGATGTTAATGATGTCTTAGAAGCCTATGTATCATCAACCGCTGCTGCAGGTAATAACATCAATACTCAAGATGTTTCATTAACCAAAATTGATAGATCAGCATATGCTGCTTTACCAAATAAATTAGCTACAGGACAACCATCACAATATTATGTAGATAGACAAACTACTCCTATAATTTACTTATACCAAGCACCTGATTTAAATACTTATACAACTTTAAAATTTTACGTAATTAAAAGAATTGAAGATGCTGGAGCTTACACAAATGATGCTGATGTTGCATACAGATTTTTACCATGCATGTGTGCAGGACTTGCTTATTATTTAGCAATGAAAAAAGCACCAGGATTAGTACAACAAAACAAGTTAATTTATGAGGATGAATTGAAAAGAGCACTAGATGAAGATGGTCAAAGAACATCTACATATATAACTCCACAATCTTTTTATCCTAATGGAGTTTAATAATGGCTAAATGGGCAACAGGTAAAAGATCACTAGCAATATCTGATAGATCAGGTATGGCATTTCCATATACTGAAATGGTTAAAGAATGGAATGGATCTTTAGTGCATTATTCTGAGTTTGAACCTAAGCACCCTCAAATTAGAAGAAAAAGAATTGTTGCAGATGCCATAGCATTACAAAATAGTAGAGCTCAAAAATTTCAACAACCGACTAATATTGACGGTGTCTATGCGGATTCGGGTGGTTCTATGGTTGGTGTTGCTGATTTAACATTACCTGGTGACTTTGCTTATATAACACAAGGTCAAACTGTAATGGTACCTGCAGACCCATCTTTGCAAAATAGAAGAAGAGAATTATTAACGGCCTTAGGTCAAATAACAGTGAGTATAACGTAATGGCTATAACTTATGCAAATTTTTTAACAAAAGTAAGAGACTACACAGAAGTAAGTAGTTCTGTTTTAACTGATGCTATTATACAAGGTTTTATTAGATCTGTAGAATTGGATGTTGCTGGTAAAGTTGATTATGATGATCTTAGAAAATATTCAACATCTACATTTACCTCAGGTAATAGATATGTAAGTTTACCTGCAGATCTAACAATAATGAGGTCAGTACAAATGATTAATGGCTCAACAAGAACTTTTTTAGAAAAAAGAGATACAAGTTTTATTTCTGAATATAATAATAATGCGGCTACAGGTGAACCTAAATATTGGGCTAATTGGGATGATTTTAATATACTTGTAGCACCTATACCTAATTCTGCATATACTGTGCAAATAAATTACATTACAGATCCACCACAATTTACAGTTAGTAATAATACGTTCTTATCTACATATCAAGAATCAATGTTATTACATGGGGTGTTAACAGAGGCCTTTAGTTATTTAAAAGGTCCGGTGGATATGTACAACTTGTATAAAAGCAAGTATGATGAAGAAGTACAAAATTTTGCTCTTCAACAAATGGGGAGAAGAAGACGTGCAGAATACGATGATGGGGTACCTAGAATACAGATACCTTCACCATCGCCAAATACATTATTAAAATAAGGAGAATAATTATGGCAATAACAACTAATGCAATTTGCAATTCATTTAAAAAGCAATTGATGGGTGGTGAGCATGATTTTGATAGCGCAGGTGGAGATACATTCAAATTAGCAATGTATGTTTCAACTGCTACATTAGGAGCATCAACTACTAACTATTCATCATCTGGCGAAGTAACTTCACCATCAGGATACTCTGCAGGTGGAAAAGCTTTAGTTAACCAAGGTGTTAAAGTTTCATCAGGAGTCGCTATTACCGACTTTGCTGATTTATCTTTCACCGGAGTTACACTAACAGCTAGAGGAGCTTTGATTTATAATACAACAACTGATGGTGGTACAGGTACTACTGAAGCCGTTGCTGTTTTAGACTTCGGTGGAGACAAAACTGCAACATCGGGAACATTTACAATTCAATTCCCTGCATTCACTACTTCTGCTGCTATTTTAAGAATTAGCTAAGGAGTGTCACGTGTCATCATCACCTTGGGGATCCAATAACTGGGGCGAACAAGCCTGGGGTGATAATGGCATTGATGTAATCTTTGAAGGCTGGGGTATTGATTCTTGGGGAAGTGATCCTTGGGGAGAAACCGTTCGTACAACAGATGCTATAGCTACTAATATAGGCTCTGTTACAGTTGGCATTGGTCAATTAATAATTCCAACAGGTCAGCTATTAAACGCAAATGTTGGCCAAGTTACTAATACAGCTGATGCAAATATAAATGTAACTGGAATTGAATTAACCTCTTTCATAGGAGAAGAAGATACCGATGCTGATGCTGATGTCGATATTACCGGTCAATCTTTAAATTTAAATATAGATTCTGTTACAGTAACAGGAGCAGCTAATATTAATGTTACTGGAATAGAAGCTCAAATTTCTGTCGGACAAGTTACAAATATAGGTAATGCTAATATTGATGTAACTGGAATAGAAGCTCAAATTTCTGTCGGACAAGTTACAAATATAGGTAATGCTAATATTGATATTACTGGAACAGAAGCTCAAACTTTAGTAGGACAAGTTACAAATACAGCTAATGCTAATATTGATGTTACTGGAATAGAAGCCCAAACTTTAGTCGGCCAAGTTACAAATACAGCTAATGCTAATATTGATGTTACTGGAATAGAAGTTCAAACTTTAGTCGGCCAAGTTACAAATATAGGTAATGCTAATATTGATGTTACTGGTAATTTATTAAATACATTTATCGACCAAGTTATAAATACAGCTAATGCTAATATTGATGTTACTGGAACAGAAGCTCAAATTTCTGTCGGACAAGTTATAGAAAATATTGCTGTAGGTCCTATTTTAACAGGAATAGAAGCTCAAATTTCTGTCGGACAAGTTACAAATATAGGTAATGCTAATATTGATGTTACAGGAATAGGTTTAACATCTGAAATAGGTAATGAAAGTGTTACTGGAGATGCTAATGTGTCTGTAATAGGAATTACTTTAGATTCAGAAGTTGGTCAAGTAGACCCTTCTCCAGATGCAATGGTGACTGGAATAGGTATGACTGCAACTGTTGGTGTGGGAACTGTTGTTGTTGCAACTGCTAATATTGATGTCACTGGAATAGAAGCTCAAATTTCTGTCGGACAAGTTACAAATACAGCTAATGCTAATATTAACATTACTGGTAATTTATTAAATACATTTATCGACCAAGTTACAAATACAGCAGACGCTAATATTGATGTTACTGGAACAGAAGCTCAAACTTTAGTAGGACAAGTTACAAATATAGGTAATGCTAATATTGATGTTACTGGAGTAGAAATAACTTCAACTACAGGAATTATAGATCCTGGACCTGATGCAAACGTCACTGGAGTAGAAGCTCAAACTTTTGTTGGACAAGTAATAAATACAGCAGACGCTAATATTGATGTTACTGGTTCAGAAATAACTTTAAGTGTTGGACAAGTTACAAATACAGCTAATCCTAATATTGATGTTACTGGAGTAGAAGCTCAAACTTTTGTTGGACAAGTAATAAATACAGCAGACGCTAATATTGATATTACTGGTTCAGAAATAACTTCAACTACAGGAATTGTAGATCCTGGACCTGATGCAAACGTCACTGGAGTAGAAGCTCAAACTTTTGTTGGACAAGTAACAAGTGCAGCTAATGCTGATGTTGATGTTACAGGATCAGAAATAACTTCAACTACAGGAATTGTAGATCCTGGACCTGATGCTAACGTAACAGGAATAGAGTTAAATTTAAACGTTGAAGGAATAACAGTAGATTTAAACACTCCAGTTAATGTAATAGGTATTGCTGCAACATTAAGTATTAATGGAGTTACAGCACAAGCTGATGCAAATATAACAATAACTGGTATCAGTTTAACTTCAGCAATTGGTGATGAAACAGTAGACTTAAATACTCCAGTAGATGTTACCGGTATAGCTATGACAATGGCTATGGGTGAAGAGGATATTGATGCTGATGCTGATGTATCCGTTACTGGCCAATCTATGACTATGGCAGTTGGTTCAGTAGATGAAGTAGTAATAGCAGAGGTTACAGGACAACAGTTAACTACTAATATAGGCTCTGTCACAATTACGGCTTCAGCAGAGGTTAATTTAACAGGTATTTCAATGTCTACAAGCATTGGTTCTGTGGCTATTACAGCTTGGCAAGAGGTGGATCCAGGCGTTAATAATACATGGACTGAGATAAATACAGGAGCATCAAATAATTGGACTGAGGTTGATTTAGCAGCTTAATGATAGTAAAATAAACTTTTAATAGGAGAATTAAAATATGCCATCAAGTTATACTACAACACTTGGAATAGAATTAATGGTAACAGGCGAAAAGTCTGGTACATGGGGTGATATTACAAATACTAATTTAAACATCGTAGAACAATCTCAAGGATATTTATCAAAGTCAATTGCAGGAGGTGCACAAACTACTGCACTTACAATTACTGATGGAGCAACGACTTCTTCAGATGCAAGAAATTTAATTATAGAATTAACAGGAACTATAACTGGAAATCAAATTGTAACTGTTCCAGATGGAATTGAAAAAAGTTATATTTTTAAAAATAACACAACAGGAACTTTTACAGTTCAAGTTAAAACTGCTTCTGGAACTGGTTTTACTTTTGCTACTACAGACAAAGGAACAAGATTTGCATACGCAAACGGAACTGATTTAATTGATGTAAATGCTGCATTCACCACTATCAGTCAATTTACTTTACCTGCTTCTGATGGGACTAATGGCCAAGCCATTTTAACTAACGGATCAGGTACTTTAAGTTTTGGAGATGCAGGAATTGGAATTGGAAAGGCTATTGCAATGGCAATAGTTTTCGGATAATATAGGAGATAATTATGGCAAACCCAAATATAGTAAACGTA